CATTATGCTATTGGTTTAATCCAAGTTATTGGTTCTTTGCTATCTAGTGAATATACTTTGACTGGTTCATGACTCATAAGGTCAACCTGACATGCCCAGTATACAGCGTCTTCTGCGGTACCACCAGCACGCATGATTGCTTCAGCTGCATGGATACCACTACCAATTGCCATAAAGGTACGCACAGGTTCCCATTCAATACCATCGTTACTTACCTGTAAACCTTCGTCAGTTAATATCATGAACGAGTTGTCATTGTTTTTTAACTTAGGAGGTACTTTACTTTTAGTACGTAGGTATTGTAGGACTTTTTCACAGTCACCAAAGTGACCAGCACCAGCGAACCAACCATCAGGTATTCGTGAACATTTTTCATCGAAGTACTTTGTGTTGGTGTCTGTATCTGAGTACTGGCTGTCTGTGACTATGACTTTACGTCGCCAATCACCTACAATAGTTGTCATGTTATTGAGTAGCTATTGATGTAGGTGCTGTTGGTTTGGGTGGGCGTCCACGAGCTAGCATAGCATCGGCATTAGCCCAACAAGCATCAAACTGAACAGTAGATGGATTTTGGTTTTTGTCTAGCAATGCATCAAGGAATGTATTAGCAAATAAGCTACGCTGACTTACTGATACACCCTCTTTAAAGCCCTCTAAGAAAGCACCCCGCAAGGCATTGTTCATGTCTTGTTCTGTTACACGCTGTTCGTGTAGTGTGGCAATTGCCATATTATTGCATCCCTTCTGGTCCTTCGACTACAACAACGCTACGTGTGTCAACGAGTTGTACTCCGTTATTAATTAAGATATCCATAGCCATTTCAAGTAACAGATGTACTTGATTTGTGCTAAGGTTGGCATGGAAGTCTACGCTCCCATCCGCCATTTCGATTACTTGATGTATTTTCATTCTAGCCATTCTTTTGGCAGACCATCACGCAAATCCGACCACATAAAGCCAGCCTTAGTTGCCCAGTCTCCGTAAGAAGTTTTAGATCCTTTTCTTAACTTAACTCGTGCATTCTGGAAGAAGATATAGAAGGTATGGTCAGGATATTGTTCCTTGACCCATATCATCTTCTTTCTATCTTCAACAGTTAGCTTACCTTTAGTTTCAATGTAAACCTTGTCTTTTACTTTCCAGTCAGGAATGTAAGTTCTTATGGCTTCAGGTTGCTTGAACTTCAGGCGGTCCGGTTCGTACGTCACTGAGTCCGGGATCAGGGTCCTGAACTTCGCTTCGAACTTTGATTTGTAAGTTTGGAGGAACCCACTGTTCATCTTTATTTCTTTGGATGTATAGGAGCCTGCCATTTAGGATGATGTTATGTGCTTCATTTGTGTAAATTTCCCTTACATACGTGTACATGTCAACAGCATTAGAGCAATGATCAATTGCATCATGATGGTGTTGCATGAACTTAGGCCATTTCTGTCTTGCTTTGCCGTCATAACCTGGTATATTGTCTGATACGTCTCCTAAGATTAATTGCTTGTAAAAGCTTTTTAATCCTTCAATGGGAGTTACGAACGATCGTTCTTTGGTTACAAAGTTAAAATGATGACCAGAGATCATCTTTAAGTCTTTGTCAATAGAACAGACAACAAAGGACATTGGGTCCTCACAGTCTGTGGCAGCGATACCGATAAGATCGTCTGCTTCACATCCTTCTGAGATAACCGCATTCCATGTTTCGACAAGGTAGTCCCTGCATGCCTGTAGATGTACAGGTTTGGGCTTGTCTTTACGATTGGCTTTGTACTCTGGATATATGTCATAACGGTAGTTACCTTTGCCAGTCAAAAAGCAACGGTATTCGTCACTTTCTGACTCACGTAGGATATCACGCATCATGTTTTCTATCCGAAGTACTGCAATCTCTTCAGGTTCATGTTCAGCACTAGCAGAACAGCGATATGCAACGATATCACCGTCTATTAGTGCTTGCATCACTCTACAGTAGGCATATCAAACTCTACCATTTCGCTTTCTATTTCTTCGATTGTTGTTTTCTTTTTACCGAAGACGAAGTCCTCAAGTTCTTTTGCGGTGGCAATGACGTCGGATACTTTGAGCGACTTAGCACCCACAGAAAGAATTGCTGTAGCGTTGCTAAGAGACGACTGACGAATGATGTAGACTTGACGTGCTGCACGTTCTTCTGGGGTCTCGTACGTACTACGTGGGGTTGGGCTTGCTGCCTTGCTTCCAGCACTACTTGCTGAGGCTGCTTGACTGCCGTCGGCTTTCTTGGCACTGACGAATTCGTCGTACCCTTTGTCGTTTTTGGCTTCTGTGACTTCAAATGTTTCTCCTGATTGTGCTTTAGATAAGATTGGGTATACAAACTTCTTGCTAGATACTACGTTACGTGTTGATGTTTTACCATCGCCAGTAAAGTTAATTTTAGCAATTTGGAATGATCCACGATCATCAATAATAACACCGTTAACTGTAATTAACATACTTTCCTTTTTCTAATGATTCATTGTGGGGCCATAGTGGCACTCACATGCTAATGGTATATTTGGTTTAACTCCGAACATCCTCTCAAAGTTTGTCGGCATGTCCGCAAAGCTATCCTCAAATAACTTAATAGTTTTTTCTACTTCTACATCTTCTACATCTACGAGGATACTGTCATGGATAGTTCCAATAAGACGTCCTCTAATTCCTGCTCGCTTAAACCTTTTCGCAAAGCATACTCTGATAATTGCCATGATGTCATGACCAGTTCCTTGTACAGGGTGATTTGTTAGTGTTGTCCATGGGATGGCTAGGTCGCCTTTGAAATCACGAACCAAGTCGAAGTACCATTCCCGTCCCTGAGGCCCAATGATAGGGAGACGTTGGCTGACCAATCGTGCCCAGGATTTGTGAGTAGTATCCAGTCCCTTGTATTTGGTGAAGAACTTATCTCCAATAGATTCCCAAAACTTAACCGTGCTGTTTGTTGCGGCAAATTCGGGGTCTTTGGAAAAGGCGTAAGCACTTCCTCGATAGATAGTTCGAAAGAGGTACTTTTTTGCGATAAGTCGGCTAGGAAGGCCGAAAGCTCTTTCATTCTCGCTATGTAAGTCTCGTCCTTCAAGAATCTCCTCCATCCCTATGGGATCTTGTGATAACCAAACAGCTGTCCACCATTCAAGTGCCTTAGCGTCAGCTTGTATAATCATTTCTTAGTTGTAAGAGCACATGTTGGATGTGCATCTTTTGGATGAAATAGTTTGTCATACACATCACGATTAAACATCATGAGAGCATCTTTAAAGTCGGAAGCTCCGTGGATACCAATGTATTCACTGAGATTAGACATGACAGTGTGTTCCCAAGATTCAGCGGCTACAACAGCCATTTCTTCTGAGATGATCATTGCTTGTTTAAGCTTGCCCATATTCACTCCTTACAAAGTTCTGCATCTCCGGAGGCATATTCTGGAGATTAGGTTTGGTAGATGATAGTCTACCGGTCCATGTTGTTACTTGATTGAACTGCCCATGGATTTTGTTTTTAGGCCAATGCATTTCTTCATTGATCTTGATGAAACCTTGATAGAACTCATTGACTTTGGTTAGCTGTGCTATTTTAAGGAGGAGCGGCACTACACCAGTTTTGTCTTTGAGTTTACGAAGTGTGTCTTCATTTGTGGAGAACAAACCTTCTTTCTTTAATTCTGTACCTTTAATTGGTTTAACCAGTCCATCCAGTCGATGAGTTTGTCTATCAATCGAATAACGAGGCTGTCCGAGTTTTCCCCCTGACTTATATAATCCTGCCAGGACACGTCTTTCTTCCTCAATAGTGCCTCCATAGAGATAGGCACTAAGGTGATCAGTGCTATTGAAGTTAACAGGTATATGAGGATATCTAGACCCAAGTTCCGAAGCGATTTTACTGATTTCTTCAGAAAGCTTGTTACTTGCTTCAAGAATTGCGTCAAGGTCGACTGGGATGCCATTGTATTCCATTTCTTCTAAAGTTAGTAAGTCTTCACAACAGAGATGTATTAGACGCCATTGCTGTGGTTTTAAGATACTTAGTTGTTTGTAGTATAATAACAACGTTGTTTTAACGTCATTGATGTTGTATTCCGATAAGATGTCCCAAGGAACAGCATCGGTATCAATACCCTTTTCCCAGTATTCAGTCTTGACTACATCTGTTTTTTGTGGGAGTTCGTACTTTTCCAAGCAAGTAGCGAGGCTAGGATACTTAGTACGCTGACGGCTAATAACATACTCAGCAACTTGACAATCAAAGACTCGTTTGTCCAAGGTATCAATGCCGTAGCGACGCAACCAATGAAGGTCGAACTTAATGTTAAATCCAATAAGTAGCTCTGCATTGTTAATGGTTTGTTGTAGTAGTCGTAATCCCTCACTATCGGGATGCACGCAATTATGTGTAGTGCCATCAGTCCAAGCAACAGACACAAGTTTGTTAGTAGCATCGAATGGATTTCCTTTATTAGAAGTTGTACACTCTATGTCTATTGATAAGAGTTTCATACATCTGCTTGGAATGTGCTGGTTTGGATTTCAGCATACAGACGTTGGTTTAGTGTGTCTTTGTAAATTGCGTTACATTTTTCACAGAACACATCAGCATCTAGTAAACTTTCAAAGACACCAAGAGTATGTGCTTCATAGCCAACACTATGTGGATCAATTGGTTCTAGTAGTTTACATTTTCTAAGTACGACATAACACGGTGTAAAGCGTTTTCTTGTCATGATGGCATATCCACGTAACGGGCAATGCCCGGATTGATTTGGACTTCAATGCGTCCATGTCTCATTTCTGGTAATGTGTCAATATCACCAGTGAGCTTATTTTTAGAGATGTTTAGGAATCTGACATAGTCCCAGCCTTCATCGTAGATTTTACCGATGCCAAGAATCCAGTCAGCTTCAGCTTGTTTGGATGTTTTTGCATTAGCAACGTTGTTCATGGTGAGCCACCGCTGGCCGTCACCCGAACCGTCTGCTTGCGTAACACCGATAACAGGACCATATTGTTTGGCTAGTTCACGAGCCCATACGTAGATTTCACCTAATCGGAGATCTTCACGGTCATTCTTGAATCCACGGATTTTATCGATCTGATCAAGGATGATAAGCTCAGGATCAAGTTTGGCACAGAGACGTTCGATGTCGGTAGCTGACATAGATACCCCGTCAACCATCTTAAAACGGTCACCAAGGCGTTTATCGAACTCAGCCTTGGCATGTGGTATATCTCGGAACAATTCTACGTGTGTGAGCCCTAAGGCAGCTTGGTAACAACGTACCATAACCTTGTCACACTGCTCTTCGTTGTTAATCCACAAGACAGTACGCTTGGCTTGTTGAGCCATGCGAGTAGCTTCTGAAGCTAGGAAGGTAGTTTTACCTGTTTCAGGTCTAGCAAAGATGAAGCCAAAGTCACCTTTACGCAGTGAACCAAGAGATTTATTAAGAGAATCGAGTCGCCACCGCAACCCAGGCGTGGCGTATGTTTGTTGATGTAGCGTAGCTAAGTCCGTAGTTGTGAACTCAAACTCAGTAGGATCAACAAGTTCTTCGGCAGTTTCTAATTGTTTAACAAGTTTGTTAACATCTTCTATGCCTTTACGTCCTTCACTAGCATCGTAAGATACCAGAGCTAGCTGCGATAATACAGTTTTCTGCTTATACGCTTTAAGCAGATCCGCAACTAACTCCGGTCTTACATGGCAGGACCTAATAGTCTCGAGAACAGCTCTGTGTGTTTTGTCAATCTTTCCAGATGTTTCACAGATGATCTCGAATTCCTCGACAGTAATGTCGGTATCATGTTTGGCATGATAGTTGTCAAGGATGGACAAGAGAGTTGATAGTTCTCGTGTAAGTTGCTTTGGAGCAACATATTTACGATAATCTATCCAAGTTTGTTTAACAAGAAGAGACTTCAATACTTGAAGTTCTATCATATTAAGCTTTATTATTATGTTATTAATATATTATTAATTATTATATGTAAATATTATAACATGTATTGTTTAGTTTGTCAAGAAGTATTTGATCTTTTCATCAGTATATTCTTTTGGATCTAAGTTAGTGAATACACACATAGCTTTGAGTCCAATTGATTGACTTCGGTTGACAATATCATGTGCGTTTTTCCACTTGTCTGAGTCTAACCAGACTAGGATACCACCACAAATACCTTTTAAACGCATCAGAAGGGGTGTAGAAGCCTCTGAACCCCATAAGGGCATGGCGTAGCCTTGCCGTGCTATTTTAATGGCACTAAGGAGGTCTTCTGTAAGAATTAGAACATTCTGTTTTTTACCCAAAGGATACAATAAATCATGGATTTTACCCTGTGATTTGTATTTGCTATGAGCATTTGTAGCAAAATTACGACCTTGATAGGCCATTAATTCTTCACCTTTGTACAATGGATAGATAAGTTGTTCTTTGGAAGGCGACCACAACATTCGATAAAGCATTCGTTCGGTCGGGGTAATTCCGTACTTATCAAGCCAGTTTACAGCGATGTGTGGTAAATTAGCAACACAGTCATGTGGTAATTTAACAACAGTTGTATCAATAGTGTTGTTTTTTGGCACATAATACTTAGAACCTGTTGTATATCCGCAACCAAAACAGTAAGCGGAGCCGTCGTCATAGACGCCAAGGTTGTCTTTAGAGCCACATTTTGGACATCCCTCGTGTTTAACGAAGGTTGCCATTAGTAAATATGTTTACGGATAGGTGATGGGAAGTAGACTTTAGTAGTCTGAGCCTTCTGCTTTTTCGTCGTACGCATTTAAGTCATCTCTTTCTGTATATTCAATATCTTCAGCAATTGTAAGGAAACATTTGTTACACATGTCAATGTAGTCACCTGTTACAACAGCTTTACGAGTTGCCTCGAAGTCAGTTAATACGCAATTACAAGATAGACATCTCATACTACCTCTACTTCTGTCCATGCTGCAAAGTAATAACGTTCTCCATCACTGCCTTGACAAGGGGCATATGCACCATCAACGTGTGTGTAGGTATATGTTATAGTTGCATCAGGTACAGGTGCATCTGGAGGGATGTGTACATTTAGATTAGTAATAATAAATTTATCACCATGTTTTAAGTTGTATAGTTCACTCATTAGTTTTTGTCCTTTACTTGATGATGCTTAACAAAATCTACTGCGTCCCAGAAGCCGTTCTCGTAATCTGTTGAGTTAATGCCTGTCATGGTAATGTCTTGATACCAGACAATCATTTTCTCTAGGTGTGCAAGTCGTTCCTGCATCTTCTTTAGCTCATCACATGGTACACCTACTACGTTGTTAGGTCTTTTCAACGCTTCTATCTCAACTTGTTGCTCATGGAGTATTTCTTCATACTTACTTGTTATCCTTTCAATTTCTACTTCTTGCTGGCGGAGCATGGTGGCTACATCAGTTAGTTTAATGCTGGCAAATACAGCACCTTCACCAAATTGGCTTAATTTATCAGCTAGTTCATTTGCGTTCATTTTCTCACCTGTAAAAGTATTGGCCCGAATCTATAAACATAGTATAAATCGCCACTATTAAAGCGCATTGAGTTCCACTGTAATGGCTCGCCTTTAAACCACGGTGCTTTGTAAAATCGGATGTTCATGCGGCTTCTGCATAGAATAGTGGTGTTGATGTGGTCATTTCATCCGGACGTTCAATAGCATCACCGTTGAATGAGATTTTGTTGACAGGAAACTCGATGTTAAGACATCCCATACCATCGGAGCCCTCAATAGCGACGATTTGATCACCTTCTTTGAAGTTACGTTTACGATCACTGGAGGGGATAATAGCCCACAGTTGACCGAATGTTTCGAGAGCTTCTGCTGTTAAGCCTACAAGGATACGATCATCTACTTGTTGTTGCCAGAATAAGTTAGACATATGCTTCCTTTATGATTGCTTTACTGTATGATTCTAGTGTAGTACCTTCTAAACCTGGTGCTGTATTCACTTCTAGTGCGTAACACTTGTTATAGTGTGCGTTGTAGATGATGTCAACAGCACCAAAGTCTAGACCGAGGGCAGCCACTGCCGAAAGAGCTGTACTTCTGAGATTGGTTGGTTCGATAATGTTATCACGACAAAATACAAAGCCATTAGCATGATTGCGAATGAGGAAATCGCTATCAGGTGAATTAGTACTACGTCTTTTTTCTTGGAGATCAATGACTTCATTTCTGAATACATGGACACGGAATTCTTTCTGTTTTTTAATGTATTGTGTATATAAGGGTGCGTCAACTAGTTCATCGGATGTCGATGCAATATGAATGCCACGACCGCTATGAGCACGAGTAAGAGTACGACAAAAGACTGTTTTTCCATTATTTATCCACTCCTCAGCTACATTAATGTCAGTTGTCCAGTCAGGACAGTTTACGTTTTTGTCTTTAAAAGCTGCAAGACTGAGTATTTTATCACTAGCAAAAGCCACTGCACTAGGGCGGTTAATAATACGACAGTTAAGCTGCCTAGTGAGAGGATCACTAGAACCCCAATTAATAAGTACTCTACTGTTTTTGAGAAAAGGAACACGATCACTCCTAATGGATAATACATTCTTCTGTAATTTCTCGGAAACGTACGTCTGTAAAGTCCTGGCTGACCGGCTTCCTGCCTTGTATTTCATGATTGCTATCTTGCTGCTTAGGCGATGTTGCCTCATCTAATGCCTCCGTTACACAATCAGCACATACAATACGATACTGATTAGGTTTGTTTTTGTACTTGAATGATGTTAAGCATGCTTGGTTTTCTTTA